CACGTCAGCGAGTGCCCGCTGGTAACGCTCGAGGTCGTCGCCGGCGATCTCACCGAACGCGGCCGCGCGGGCGAAGTGGCCGAGCGACTCGAAGCGGGCGGGTGCGGCGACACGCTGCGCGATGTGTGCTGACGGTGCGGTACGTGGTGCGGATCGCTGCTCGACAACCTCGACAACCTCGACGGGTGGTGCGGTCTCTGCTTCGATGACGGTTTCGTTTTCCATTTCTGGTTCTCCTTGTGGTTCGGGTTCTGGTACTGATCTGACGGACAAGACCGGCGCGTCCAGCGCCGGGTCCATGACGAACGCAACGCGCCGGAGCTGTGCGGCCGATCTGATGACGGTCTGAGCGCCTGCCGGGACCGGCTGGTCCAAGAAGTCGACGGAGACCGAACGAAGGATGCGCGCCTCGATGTCTGCGAGCGTGTCGGTACCGACCGCCGATCGTGACATGCGGATCGTGCCGTACAGACCATCTGGCCGGTCATCTACGGCGGTGAGCAGTCCTACGATAGGGCCGTCGTGCTCACGCTCGACTAGCACGCGCTCGAGGTCGACCTGGAGACCGCCGCGTACGAACGTCTCAACGTACTGGGCGCGGCCGTTGCGGTCCGCTACAGGCTGCGGCTTGTCCCACGGTACGAGTCGGACGGTGACGGTGCGGCCGTCGTCTGCCAGTTCTGACACCAGATCGGTGGCTACTGCGCGTTGGAACGTGTCGGTCATGTCGGCATACCTACCGGTGTCGTGTCGGGCTGGAGCATTGCGTAGGTGTCCAGCAGTTCGGTGGGGTCCAGATAGATGGTCGGGTCGCCTGTGAGCGTGCGGAACGCGGATTCCCAACGGGCCATCCACGTGGGCTTCAGCGACAGCGCGATCCATCGGCGCATTTCGTCTGCGATGTTCGCATAGGTGAGGCTGTAGCCGTTGCTGGGTGCGTTCACGAGACTGCCGGGCATGTTGAGCAGTCGGGCGACCTCGGCCGAGCAGTAATCCAACACCGAGAGAGTCGCGGCCAGTTCTCCGGTCGACTGTGGAATCTCCAGCGAGATGGTCGGGTCCATGACGGCGGGTCGGCGTTGCTGGCGGGCCGTGATCCACTCAGAAACGATTTCCTGGGCGCGAGTCTGACCGGACGGTAGTACGGCGTTGCCGAGAGCGTGCGACGACTTCAGGATGCTTGACGGGTTGCCGCCCTGGGCGAAATAGTCAATCATGTAGCGGTAGGCGTAGCCGTACATGCTGAGCGCCTGATAACAGCGATGCAGCGGCGACTCACCGAGCGGACCGCGGCGCGGATCGTTCAGCAACGGGATAGCCAAGATGAGATCGTCGGGTACTTGGATGCCGTCGATCATCCAGCCGGTAGGGCCAGACCATCCCACGCGTAACGGGTCGATGACCTCGGCCGATGACGTGCCAGGTGCGGGACGGTCCAGCAGTAGCGTGGCGTAGCCGTGCCAGAACATGGCGAGCGTACCGGCGTGAACGAACGCGCGATAGTCGCTGTCGGGGTCGGGTCGGGCGATTAGGTCTCGGACTCGAGGGGTGAGCGGTGCTGTGCTGCGAGACCGGGCGGGCATCGCTGCCACGGTGTCCGCGTGCAGCGTGGACGCGCCTACCGTTATCGGGAGATCGTCTACGTCGACGGGCAGACCTTCGACGCGGGCGTTGGCCAGGTAGCCGATTACCTCGGAAACTAGCGACACGTCGGAGCGTACGAATTGCTCTAGGTCGTCAGCTTTCGCGCGGCGGAACATCACGTAACGGACAGTAGAACTAGTGGATACCACTTCCGAAGGATTCTCCGTAGGTTGCGCGATATGCGCCTACGGCGTGCGTAGCGGCGAGTAGTGGCGACAGCTCGACTATGGAGCGGCGGCGGTCCCATGCCCACGCGTCACCGAGCTGGCGAGATATTGCGGCCTCGGCAGCGGCGTCTAGCCGTGGTTGCGAGTCGTGCTCGATCTCGCCCGCTGTCACGGCGTCGAAGAACGCTCCGCAATGAGTGACAAGCATTCCGGCTGTGACCTCCTCGACGGGTACGCCACCGATCGCTAGCGCGTCGATGAGTGCGCCCGCGCCAGCTCGACGGTCTGCCAGTAGTCGAGCCGGGCCGAGCTGGGCGACAAGAGCGGCGATCTCGCGGACTGCGCCGCCGGATACTGACTCGATCGTGTGGGTCAGCACGGCTAGCCGTTTCGACTGTTTCGAGATTCCGGCGACGGCGACCGATACCGACTCGCGGTCTGCGGCGACATCTACCGCCATCGTGACCGGGTGCGGCTCTAGGTCGATTTGCGTAGGCCGCTGGTTGGCGCAACGTATCCACGCGCCCGCTGGGAGCTTCGCGCTCATTGCCGTGGTCGGGCGGCGACAGAGATAAGCGCGGTCGAATACTTCAGGGGTGAGATTGGCTCGACGCTGCCGGATTCGTTCCGGGTCGATCGTGTGACCTAGCGCTGGCATGCATCGCGCCCACGTTGCCGGGTCGTCCCGGTCGTCGTCATCGCCCGCCGACCACTCGAAGTAAGCAACCTTCGTATCTGGGTCGGACAGGCTGGTGGCTCCCAGCTCTTGGAAGTGTTGTAGCAGACCGTCCGAGCCGTCGCCCACGGTCGACACTATCCACAGTTGCGGGTCCGGTCTCGTTACCGTCGTAGGTTCCAACGCGGTGACAACGGTCAAGTCGTCGTGTGAGAACGCTTCGTCGAGGCATGCCAGGTCGAGCGTGAGACCGTGGCCTGCTTCGTCGGTGTTTGCCACCGTGGTGATCTGTGAGCCGTTCGCCCAGCGGATCGCCTCGGACCCGTTGCTTCGCCGGACTTTGTATTGCCCGGCAAGTTCGGCGCGGCGTCCTAGCCGTTTATCCGCCAGCTCGTCGATCAGTCGACGCTTCGACATCTGGCGGTCCTGGGCGGTGTAGACGACATCGACATCGGGGCGGCGTAGCGCGGCGGTGACTAGCTGCGGTTCTAATAGTGTCGTTTTGCCTTGCTGGCGTGGCACGACGATAACGACGGTCTCGTAGTGGAGTCGGCCGGTGTCGGGGTCGATCTCGTTAGCGACATCGGCAACGTGACGTTGCCACGGCAGAAACGGAGTGCGGGCGATCAGTAGCGAGCTGGCCTCGACATGATGCCCTCGGGTCGGGCGGTCTGATCGTTGCGTGCCGTAGCGCGGTGATGCGAATGCTTCCACAACGTCGACATTACTTCTAGTGTGGTTACCGCGCCGGTCTCTCGCTTGGCTCCGATCACCGCTCGCCTCGATCGGGCCGGGTTGCTTCCACTTTAGAGAGACCGGCGCGGTAACACTTGCAGACCTGATCTCGGGCATAGGACCGCACCCTTCCACCGAGTAGAGAGACTGAGCTGTTCTCCAGCTCGTCTCGCTCCTAGGTGCAAGGGTTCTCGACCTCGAGGGTCTAGATCGGAAGAGCGTCGTGTAGGGAAAGAGTGTAGATCTCGGTGGT